CTGCCATCAACAGGCAGCGCACAGTCATCGAGAGACACAGCAAGTCACCCAAGCAGCTCCAGCGCCTGGCAGACAAGGTGAACATCGAGCACTACACACCAAAGAAAGGTCGCTCTATCCGACGCCAGGTAATCGAGAGGCGATCCAAATCACCATCAGACCTCATGCACCAGGCGCTTCCGAAACGGCGTCCTGGTGCAGAGCGAGAAATCAACATGCCGCCGTACCCACGGCGGAAGAAGGGAGAATCAGACAGACTCTTTAACGCACGCCAGAGAGCGTGGAAGCTGCTCAAGAAGGAACGAGCTCGAAGGAGGTGATACAGCATGAAACGACGACGAATGAACCGACGTTCATCACGACGGAACTTCACCAACGGTGCCGTTCGAGTGAACAAAAAGAACCTGAACACGTCCTCACCCATGAGGGGCGGAATCAGACTGTGAGTTGCAATGCACCGCTGGCAGGCTGGAAAAGCAAGGACCGTGAACCGACTGGCAAACGTCGTATCGTCTTCGACAAAAGCCAGGCTATCATCGACCTGCCTGTCAACGTCCGCTGTGGTCGCTGCATGGGATGCAAGATTGACAAAGCACGAGAGTGGGCGCTTCGGTGCCAGCATGAGGCGCAGCTGCACGACGATAACTCTTTCGTCACTCTGACCTATGACGATGAACACGTACCCATGCGAGACGGCAACTGCACACTACGACCTTCGGACTACGTCCTCTTTATGAAAAGACTCCGCCTGGTCAAGCCCGGCGTCCGGTTTTTTCAATGCGGGGAATACGGGGAAACTAATGGACGACCTCACCATCACGCCTTGCTCTTTAATTGTCACTTTGGCGATCGCACTGTGTGGCGGGAAGGTCGCGATTATCCTCTATATCGTTCGGAGGTACTCGAAAAACTCTGGAAGTTCGGCCACTGTGAAATCGGCGAAGTCAATTTCACAACCGCCGCCTACGTCGCAAAATACACCTGCAAGCAATCCGCGCGGCTCCTGCCCGGACAATTCCCGGAATACCTCACCATGAGCAGACGGCCTGGGATAGGTAGAGCCTGGCTCGATAAGTGGCTAGGTGATGTCTACCCGAATGACGCCGTCATATCCGAAGGCCGTGAATACCGGCCACCTCGATACTACGAGAACATCCTCGCAACAACCAGGCCGCGCCTGGCGGCGCATCTCAAATCTCTCCGCATAGCGGAGAACTCCGACAAAGACCCACTTAGAGAAACTCCGCGCGAACGAATACTTCGCGCCAAACTCAAAGAAAGGAAACGGCAGATATGAAACTCCTCGCCTTCACAATCAGAGACGACAAATCCGAACACTTCATGCAGCCCTTTTTCTGCAGCGCACTCGGCCAAGCAAGCCGACAGTTCGGAGACAGCGTCCTCAAAGAAGGCTCTCTCATCCACGACCATCCGGAAGACTTCGGCCTCTACCACACGGGCTACTTCGACTCTGAAACCGGGAAGATGATTCCTAACGAACAGGTCAACCTGATCGCCAGGGGACCGGATTTCCTACCAGCACAACACCTGAAGGAGGTGAAAAAGAATTGAGCATCGAACGCAAGCAAGTCCTGGTCGCCGACTACACACGCGACAAGGTACGCACTCAGCAACATTTCAAGCGGGAGTGTGACATCAACCAAATACTCCAACGCATGCACAAGAACGGCGGACTCGTATCGCCGTCCGACCTCACCATGCGCCAGGCGTTCTATGCCGACGTTTCCTCTATCGGAGACTTCGCAGAAATGACACGCCAGGTGGACGATGCCAGGGTCGCCTTTATGACCATGCCATCGAAGGTCCGCGCACGCTTCAACAACGATCCGGCGGAGCTCCTGCAGTTCGTCAGGGATCCGAACAACCGCGACGAAGCGATCGAGCTCGGGATGATCGACAAAACAGCTTCAGCTGAAGCACCACAAACGGCGTCACCAACGACGGCAGAACAGCCTGAGCCGCCACAGGAGGACAAAACTCCATCCGCGTGACCCTCTCCTACCGGCACCCCCCCCCTCAGCTGAGGGGGGTGCCGTCCGGGGAGGGACACTGTAAGTTCAACGAAACAACACCGAAACAGGGATAACCCCTTACTTGACAAACACTTACGAATCTGGTACGATTCTTTCCGTGACAGTGACCTGTCACTCCGCACAGATATATCAAGTAATATCTGTGGGGCTGAGGGCCGACAATGCGTAACCGTAGGCAAACAGAGCATTTGTTTAGCCAGGTGCCGAAGGCACAAATTCCACGCAGCATGTTCGACCGGAGCATGACTCACAAAACCGCTTTCGACGCCGGGAACATCGTTCCACTCTGGGTCGACGAAGTCCTGCCAGGAGATACCTACAACGTCAACATGACCGCGTTTCTTCGCCTGGCAACGCCGATCTATCCCTTCCTGGACAACATCTACCTGAGCGTGTTTTTCTTCTTCGTGCCAAATCGCCTGGTCTGGACCAACTGGCAAAAGTTCTGCGGCGAGCAAACCGACCCAGGGGACAGCACTGATTTCACTATTCCCCAGGCCACTCTCGCCGCGAGCTCGGGCATCGCCGATCAGCTGCCGGATTATTTGGGCATACCACCAAGCGCCGCAGGCTTCACCAGGACGAACGCGACGTTCAACGCTCTACCGCTCAGAGGCTACCGCTTGATCTGGAACGAATGGTTTCGTGACCAGAATCTCCAGGACAGCGTCACCGTTCCCACAGGCGACGGGCCCGACACGCTCTCCGATATCTGGGATTTGCTCAAGAGGGGCAAGCGACATGACTACTTCACCAGCTGCTTGCCGTGGCCGCAGAAGGGCGCTGCAGTAGACCTCCCTCTCGGGGACTCAGCTCCAATCACCGGAACAATGGATATCGTCGGCGACGGCTCCGCGCCGACCTTCGACACCGGAGTACTCAACACTCAAACGCTGCGTGCACTCGGAAGCAGCGGCGGCCCAGCTGCACAGTGGTCCGGCGACGAATCCGGATCCTCTGTCGATGCCGTCTGGAATGACCCTCACCTCCAAGGTGCCGGGTCTGACCTTACCGCCGACCTCAGCTCGGCGACATCCGCCACGATCAACAGTCTCCGCCAGGCATTCCAAATTCAGAAGCTCCTCGAGCGCGACGCAAGAGGAGGCACCCGGTATATCGAGTTGGTCAAATCGCACTTCGGCGTGACCTCGCCGGACGCGAGACTCCAACGACCTGAATACCTGGGAGGCGGAGAAATCCCAATCAACGTCAACGCAGTACCTCAGACTTCACCAAAGACCACCGCGTCCGGCTGGACACAAACAGTCAAGGGCTCCCTCGCCGCATACGCAACCGGCGCAGGCAGCGGGATCGGCTTCAACAAGTCTTTCACCGAACACGGCTACGTGTTCGGCCTGGTGAGCGCCCGGGCGGACCTCACCTATCAGCAGGGCCTCCATCGCATGTGGTCGCGACTCACAAAGTACGACTTCTACTGGCCCGCTCTGAGCAATATCGGCGAACAGGCCGTGCTCAACAAAGAGATCTACTACCAAGGTCCTGATGTCCTCGATACCGGAGATATCGTCGACGACAAAGTATGGGGCTACCAGGAACGATGGGCCGAGTATCGCTTCTCTCCAAGCCGAGTCAGTTCCATCATGCGCTCAGAGTACACAACGCCGCTTGATGCCTGGCACCTGGCAATCAAGAACACCTCTCTGCCAATCCTGGGAGACACCTTCATCCAGGAGAATCCGCCGATTGACCGAGTCATCGCGGTAACAACGGAACCGCATTTCCTTTGCGATTCCTTCTTCCAAATCAAATGCGCCCGGCCGATGCCGGTCTACTCGGTGCCTGGTCTTATCGACCACTTCTGATGTCGTGCATCGGCTGCATAGAAGCCGAACGGAAAGGCAACGGATGGCTATGTACACACCACGGAGATTGGCCTAAAGGAGGCGAAATGGACACCCAGCTGAAACTGAAACTCTCAGCGCTGCTAACCGAAATCCTCAAAACACTTGAGGACCAGGAGAAAGAGGGCGGGAAGAAACTACGACTCCGCATCGCCTGGAAAATCCTGTCCGCAATCACGGACATCGAAAACTACAAGAAATGAGTTGGGGCGCAGCGATCGCTGCCGCAGGTCAACTCATAGGCGGAATCAACGCTAACCGGCGAATGTACGACTTCGCCACCAACGCCGTCCGCATACGTCGCGACGACATGGTACGAGCAGGAATCAATCCAATCCTCGCGGCGGGACAGCCAGCTACAACGCCGAACCAGATGAATCCAGCCGCCGGCCTGGCTCAAACAGGCGTCAGCAACTACAGCGCACGCCAAACAGCAAAGCTCCAGAGAGAACAGGCGCGGCTTACCAAGGCAAATGCGGTATCGCAAGAATTCGACAACATCCTGAAGGAGCCGCTTGTCGATGCGGCAAAGAACCCGTCAGTAGTAACAGAACCATTCAACAAAGCAATCGGCGAAATCACCTTTGCGCCATCCAGCGCCAGGAGAAACAAATACCTCGCCGAGAAAGAAAGTGCACGACGCGACGCGACACAGCGTCTACTCGAAGCTGACCTGGAACACTACGGCCCGAAGATGGGTCCTGCCATCAACAGGCAGCGCACAGTCATCGAGAGACACAGCAAGTCACCCAAGCAGCTCCAGCGCCTGGCAGACAAGGTGAACATCGAGCACTACACAC